AGGACTCGAACCTGCGACCTGCGGTTTAGAAGACCGCTGCTCTAATCCAACTGAGCTACGAGACCAATCCCGTATACTTTTATAATGCTTTATTAACATCATCCACATACTTTTCAGTTATGTTCTCCAGACGCCTCATAAAATTATAAATAAGTTCTGTGTTAGTATAGTTAGGAAGACCGTCTTCCATGACTTGCTTAAAATCTTCAGCGGCAACATTGTTGTGTGTAACTTCAATGTTGCCGTCTTTTTGTAGAAACACTGAAACTTGTGATAGTAACGCTTTTGTATTCATATATCTACAACTTCGCAAACCTCTCCTGTGCAAGCTAACTCTTGCGATGCTTTGGTGTTGTCCTCTTTCTCATAGTTATCAAAAGTTTTCCAATCGATAGCCTTTGGCATTTCAGTAACAAGCTTGTCGTATTCTTCTTTACTACAATCTTGATACGGTGCTTGCCTATAGCTGTGATCAGAGAAGGGTAGGAAACTGATACCACTCAGTTCATCAAAGTTTTCGTAGCACCAGTTTCCTACTTCCATCCATTCATGCTCTTTGACACTTACCGTTATAGAAGGTTTATGTTCGCACCAGTGTTCGCTGTAGTGCTTCCACAGGTGCAGTTGCTCCAGAGCCTTCATATCAGTCCGACAGATGGCAGCAACAGGTGATTTGAAAGGAAAGGAAAAAACCACCGTGTTGTTCGGACTGTTAAAGTCAGGTTCATTAGGAATGTTACTGTCCATTAGGAACCTAGTTAATGGGTCTTTAACATCCCCACGCACCGTCCTGACATAATACGGGGCGTGTCGAGCATGAATACCACTAGCAGCGTTAGTAAGTTGACTAACAGTGCCAGATGGCTTCACACAAGTCGTGGCCGTAGACTGAGGTATGCCTAATTTATCAGACCACTTCTTGTTAGTATGTACTACGGTATCTCTCAACTTAGTTAAACGTTCAGAATGAGATGTTACATTAAGGTACTTGCAATCCAGAATACCTGTGAGAGATACACCTAGTAAACGTTCTTCCTCTGTATTGTTCTTCCAGCGTGTACGCAGATACTTAAAGTCTGTAAGGGTAGACTGCAATGTTCCAAGAATGGCAGCAAGCTCTGCCTTACGTTCTAATGATTTTGCAGTGTCATCTGATCTGCATACAACCTCAGATAGATTACAGAATTGATTGGGGCGTAGAATAATCTCACTGCAAGGGTTCGTGCCAAAGTCAGCCTCTTGCCTACGCCCGTTAGAGACGGCCTTGCCTTGAGCGGCCATTCTGTTAAATATGCCCCGCTCTCCAGACTTGCTCTCATACAACGAAAGCCATTCTCTCATGAACGCAGACGGGTCAGGAGTTTGTGTATAAGCAACAGAGTTGTTTGCCAAAGCCCTATGAGGATTAAGAGACCACCAATTACCAGACTTAGCAGAACGCATCCTATCATCACTAAGATTACTGAGAGATAATAAAGCGGAGCGCCTAACGCCACCAACAACCACCACTTCACCTGTCTTGCACACAATATCGTGACATTCGATAGAGGATAGTTTACGTCCTTTAGCATCTTGAAACACCCTGATCGTAAAGTCAAACAAATCTTGTAATGGCTCTGGGCCTGAAGCTCTGCCACCAAAAGTCTTTAGCCTTGCACCTGCAGGGCGCACCTTAGACATATCAATCTTAGGTATTCTGTTGGTATACAGATATCCTATCAAATCACGGAAGCTTCTTGCCCAACCTTCTTTTGAGTCAGCTACGCTAATAACGTCCTCTGTCTCTTCAAACTCAACGTCAGGTATGGTCGGCAGGTTCTCTATGTAGGCACGTTCTACAGAGAAACCTACGCCAGTGCCGTTCATAAGAATGTAGAGAACTTCATCAAATGATCTAGGATTATCAATAGGAATATACGAACAGTTGTATCCTGCAATGTTCTCACGTTTTAATGCTGGACCTGCAGTCATAAGAGACCGCATAGATGGCATGATCTCTAGGTTTAGTATAGCTGCCTTCACAGCTTTCATGTGTGAAGACTGAGACAGATCAACATCACACACAAGCTTGATGTGTTCCACCATGTAGTCCGTAAACCGTGTTACAGTCTCTTCCCATGTTTCCCTGCGTTGTTCACTCTCAAGCCAACGTGCGTATCGGCTTTTGTGAATAAACATTTGATAGTCAGTTGGTAGATTTTGCATCTTCTACTTTATCCTTTAACCTCGTAAGATACCATATGCACTTTCCTAAGTCCTCTGCAGCTTTGCCTTTGTGCCTGTATCTAATTATATATTTTAAAACGTTACCTTTTAAGTATCCTAGAAACTCGTTCCTCGTCATAGACATCTCTATCAAGTCTATCGCCTCAACGTCGAGCTTGTTGTAATGCTCTGGGTTGTTGACAGGATCAGGCCCCTCTGTCGTCATCATCATCCTCTAACGTCATCGTAACTGTCAAGTAGTCATCGTCCTTCTCTTTGAACAGATTCTGAGCATAGTCATTATTCCGATAAGAGTCAAGTGAAATTATGTTACTTTCTGAATATTGTTCTTCTTCAAGAAGTTTTTCACCGAGACTGTGAATTTCATCTGCGTTATTCTGTAGTATGTATACTAAACCTTTAGCGATAACTTGACATATACTAGCAGGGCCGTCCTCGTTATTTGTTTTATCTAAACAAAACATAAAAAACTTGTCTACATCTGTATCCTCTATTACAATATAGACACGATTGTCTTTTAGTCCTTCCTTTTCGTTTTCAACAATAGCTTTCATCTTAGCTAAGTCATCGTGCATGTCATCCATAATTTTTCATCCACCCTATAGGTAGGACGCCCTTTGCATATTTAAAATTATTTTTATTGCACCAATCAGCATACGTTGTTTTTGATTTCTTACTTAACTTTACCTTGTCATTCTGAAATACAAAACGTAAATCAAGATCAGGATATTGCTCTGCTATCAATTTATGTTTTGTTCTATCTGAACCAACAAACTGTCCCTTAGTCTCTATGAACATATCAAACTCAGGAAGATAGAAGTCTGGTGTGTACGTCCTCTGCTTTGGAACATAAGTAAATTTGTGCTGCTCATACTCAAACTCTATGTTGTTGTTTTCCAGATACGTTGCAAAGTCAAACTCAAATCTAGATTTATATCTCATTATAGTTTATGTCTTTTCATAAAATTATTTAAGTGTTTATCTATGTGTTTGTATGCTTGAGGAGAATGTTTTTTTATCTCTTCCATATTAAAGTCTTCGTTGTCTATCGACTCTCGACACATAATAACAGTTCCCCCGCCTATTACATGATTGTTAACTACTGACATAGTTTTATCAAACTGTTTCTGAAACACATGGAACTCATCATCTTTGTAGTAAGACTTAGGTTCTGTGCCGCTAGACTTCTTTACAATAATAGGAGCAACGTTGCTATGGTTTCTTAGCCTAGTGTTTACAGCAGGATTACCTTTTTGTTTTTCATGATCCATGTATGCAAACATACATCCTTTATTTTCAAGAATGTCGTTAACAGATATAGTGTGTAATACTACCACAGGCATATCATACAATCTCTTCTAGTCATTATCGTCCTCAAAGTCTAGACTCTTCTCTCGCATACGCCCATCTGTAAAGTCGTAATACAGTTTAGTACACAGACCCGTTAAACCTGTAAACCTATTTTTTATAATACGTACATAAGTTGTGTGTCTTTCTATAGGATCATCTGCTTGCCCATTACGTTCCAGTCCTACTACAATATCACTAAGTTGTCCTATACTGGCAGAACCTCGTAGATCAGACAACGATGTATTTAGACCTTCTTCATGGGAACCCTGCATTGGTCTGCGAAGATGTGAGACAACTACCAGTGATATGTTAAGCTCTTGCACTAATGTTCTAAGTTTAGTCATGCACTCATCTATTGTTCTTCTCTCATCAAATGAGTGTTCTTGAGAGCTAACAAGTATGCTAATATGATCTAGTATTACATACTTACACTTAGCTGCTTTTGCAAAGTACCTAACACGGGCTAAAACATTATCAATGGTGTTTGATCCAAAGTGATCGAAGAAGAAGTAACGTCCTGATCCTACCGTGTCCTTATAGGATTGCTTATATTCCTCTTCTGTAAACACAGTGTCTGGCAAATGTAGTTGTTTACCTAGTTCTAGGCTCATCATGGATTCAGCGGTGCTTCTCACGCTCTCCTCCATAAACATCATGCCGATGTTATCCTCTGTGTTATCGAATATATACTTTACGATCTCCTTGAGAAAGCTACTCTTACCTATGCCCGTGCCAGCGCACACCGTAATAAGCTCACCCATGCGTATGCCATAGGTCATTCTATTCATGCCGTCATAGGGATACTCTATGGCAGTCTTGGCTGGTCCTTCCTTGAGCGTATCCCATAACTGTGTACCTGCAATGATACCGTCAGGCGTGTAGCTGTCGGCGTTCCACCACGCCTTGACAAACTCCTCTGTGTCATTTGATACAAGATACTCATTGGGGTCTTTTCTGTTAAGCCTTACGATCTTAGCTTTAGGTGACAACAACTCTGCAGCTTTCTTGGCAGCTTTCTTTCCAGGTTTGTCATTGTCAAAACATATAATAATGTTGTCATACGACATAAGATACTCAAAGGATTTCTCAATATCGTTAATGACACCAGAAGCTCCGTTGCGTATAGACAAGACGGGCCACGTAGAACCCATCATCTGATAAGCCGACAACGCATCAAGCTCACCCTCACACAACGTTACATACTTACCTCTTGCTGGAAACTTGTTCTGTCCAAACAGCGTAGCTTGTTTCCAATCACCTGTAGTCTGAAATGTTTTATCACCGTTGTATGATTTACCACGGATTTTATTTGCAATCCAATCACCGTCCTCATTGTAGAACGGGTAATATTGCTGTGTTCCCTCTACTGTAACACCGTAAGCTTTGCAGGTATCTTTGGTAATGCCTCTGTCTGTTATTGGTAATGTCTTACCAGAAGACAGGTACTCAGGTTTAATTGAAATGTGTGTCATAGGTTCCTCAATTAGCTCATCTGGTGGACTGGTGTACCTCTCACAAGAAAAACAGAATGTACTGTTATCATCGTTTACAACTAACGCATCACTGCTGCTGCAATTGGGGCAGGGCTGATGTGTTTTTTGGTAATTCATTTATTCAGTACCGTTGTTAATATTCCGTTGGCGAAAATAGATAATGCAACACTGTTAACAACAATCAATGCACGGTCATTCCACACAATAGAAACGTATATCCATCCCAGTGTACCCGCTGTGTGCAAGTAGAGATTATAAGGAAATATATTTTGTGCGGTGAATATCATTCCAACCATAAGAATTATGGATGAAGTCCATTTAATATACCATACTCTATCTTTTTCCTTTCTTTGTTCCATTACAGTATTTCTTCTACTTTTGGTTCCCTCTCTATATGTGTAAAATAAGTGGGGCCACTAGCATATCGAAATACTCTAAGTCCGTTACCATCGTTAGCATCTTGCCAACATTCATACTTATAGTCACAGTACGTACAGTTCTTATCTAAAATTCTGTTACCTTGTTTACCGTCAAGCTTATCAGAATAACACTTATCAGGCACAGCGTCCTGTTTCATTATCTTCTTTAGATCAATGATACGCTCACTGGCATCCAGCATGTTTAATTCATCCACTTCTACCAGAGCCATCTCAGCATTGTTCTTATTGTATGCAAGAAAGTAAGCTACGTCATCTCCCTCTGCTTGTGCATAACCACTTATCTGACCAATGTACCCAAATGGGTCATCGTTCCGTAGATCGTCATACTTGAATTTTTTAAAACCAAAGTCTGATGCAGATTTAACGTCCACTACAACGCCATCTATCTTCGCATCTATGTGTCCCTTGACACCTTCTATTACAACTTCTTTCTGTCTCTCTGTAACTTTGTGACCAGCTTCCTCTGCCAGAAACAACAGAAAGGCTTCTACTAGATTACCAAAGAACAACTTTAATTTTGTCTGGCCGTCTAGTTTAGATGGCTTCTTATCTCTAAACTCATACCAAAGTTTTCTAGAGTTCTTGCCGATAGAAGACATTCTAAGCATACCTCTTCTATCTTTATCTTCTGGTGATAGAAACGTTTCAATGTCTCCTCGCAATGCCTTAAAGAAATCTTGCAAGTTTCTTTCACTAAAACCTTGCTTTCCATTCTCAAGCATTTGATGAATATCTGGTATGATTGTTTGTATGTTAGCCATATTATTTCAGTAACTTCTTAGATTTAATTGTTGCTTTAGGAATAGACATCATTTGCTGATAATACTTTGCACCGTCATAGCTTGCAGCAACTGTTAACATTTCTTTCGTTTCACCCACTATGAACCCAACAGTCTGACACAATACTCCGTCCTGTTTAGGAGGTTCTTCCCAGCCTGAGCTTTGACACCAAGCATCTAACCAGTGTATATGATAAATCTTTGCGCTGTTCATAAATTTTATATCCTAATAAATTTATCAGTAGCCCCACCCCTCGCTCTGATATCGACAACCACCTAAAGTTGTCCCTACCTACCATTAGAATGTGACTCTACCTACTAGTTCAAGTCGTCATCATCCTCCTCTGTATCAAAAGGAGCCTCGTCATCGTCTTCAGGCTCTAGCTCATCATCTCCGTATGGAACAAGAGATAATACCATAAGACTGTTAAGACCAGGACTTACACCTGACTTACCTTTAAACGTCCATTCGTATGGTTTGATGGAAGCTTTAATTTCAGAACCGTTTCCGATTGAAATCTCACCAGTCATCTCATTTTTCTTACGGTCCCATACTTTAGGCGCGTACTTACCAGACCTTGCAGTAATGTAATCACCCTTATTTGCTCTATCACCTTCGCCTTTCTTCACGTCGATGCCTACAGCTTTAAGGTCTTTAATCGTAGCCTTGTCAAGCTGACAGATATCAACCTGATACTTACCACTTAGTCCATTAGGCTCAAAAACTGAGGCCCACTCTGCGATTCCTCTCACTATCATAAAATATCTCCTTTTCGATGAGAGTTAAGATATGTTCATTATACACATCTCAAGGGGTTAGTCAACCACCTTTTTCCAAATATCTATGTCGTTGGTCGTGTATAATTCATGAAGTACATCATCAAGTCTAATTAAACTAATAACGTCTTCTCTACTTGGTCTTTGATATTTTTTATATAAAGCTTCTTTACTGTCATGAACGAATACTTCACTAATTGTTTGCTCACAAAAGTTTTGTAGTGGCGCTCTATTTACTAACACAAAATCTTTCTCCCGCTCGAATACAATTTTGTCAGCCTTACCATACAACCAACCATCTTTGCCTCTTACATTTTTAAATTCAATCCATGTAAGATCATCGTTATAGTCATCGTCATTTCTGGACAATTTCTTACGGGCCTTGACATCTACAGATATAGGACTTTCATTACGTAGTAAGTACAAATCTATATGTTTGTTTATATTGTCATCTCTTGTTGCATTGAGAACTTGATAACCTTTTTTGTTTGCAACTTCGGCAAACTTAATCTCCGCTTTAAGTCCAGCGTTTAATTCTAGTGAGTGTCTGCCCATGTTTTTCCTACCTTTGAATCTGCGTTGAGTGTTAATCGTACACTAAGAAGCTTACCAGCTTGCCGAATAGTATTGTCAGCACCATCCATCATAGCTTGTACATCATCATTGTGTACCTCGTACTGTAACTCATCATGTATGGTGTTGACAAGCTTTGCGTTTAATTTATTTTGTTTTATGTATTTGTGCATACAGATAGACCACTGCTTACACACTATCGCTCCCGCTCCCTGCAACAGTGTGTTCAATGCTGCATGTTGGTGACGTATTAGAATGCGTCTGCCATCTAAGCCCCTTATGTCTCCCTTCTCAGCAACTCGCTGTACCCTTGTTATAAGTCTGCTTAACGCTGGCATATTGGCTAGAAAGTCTCTCTTCAGTATTGCACCGTCTCTTGCTGTACCGCCTACAACGCTGCCAAGCTTCTCCGCACCTGCACCATATAGGAACGCATAGATAAATGTTTTACTTTGTGCCCTAGTCTGTAGTCCTGCAGCCTTTTGATTAACGGTGTGTGGGTCGCCGTATAGTACCTCTTCTATGTAGTCCTCATCACGCATGTAATGAGCTAACATCCTTAATTCTAGACCCTTGGCATCCATACCTACCATACTAAAATTGTCAGCATCTTCAACCGTAAAACACTCTCTACATTCTCTACCATACGGCTTCTCAGATGAAACAACGTTAGCCATGTTTGGTTCAGCGTGTGTCATTCTACCAGTGACGGCACCCATTGTTATAACCTTACCATGCACACGATTATCAGAGCCACAAGCTTCTAACCAACTTTCTACAGTCTTCCATCGTGACTCTAACATCTTCCACTCTGCTAACTTCTTAGCAGCTACTGGTGCATTGTCAGATATAGTCTCAAGGTTCTTTTCGCATATCTTTGGTGAACCCTTGGGAGTGAACACAGTGGGATACCACCCACACTTATCTAATCTTGCAATAATTTGTTTGGGACTAGCTAAATTAAAAGGTTCAAACTTAAAATATGAGAACGGACCAGCTACAGTCTTATCAGCTTGGGGTATGTCTTTTAATCCAACAAGAGATAACGAGCCATCCTTTTTTATTTTTGGTGTAACCTCACGTATGAACTTGGGTACTGGTTTAAACTCTAATTTTATTTCTTCCTCTATCTCTTTTGCGTTAGTGTATGTTTCTCTGTAGAGATCACCAGCCTTATCAACATCTAAATAAAAACCGTTCTTGCTCTGTAGGTTTATAACATGAGCTATGTTATGTTCTAATCTTATTGATTGATCTGAGAACTCACTACCTTCTTGCAATAAATGTAAATAAACTTTCTCCGTTAATTCAACATCTCTTTTGCAATACTCTATCATTCTATCAGATAATTCATCAAAGTCTTCAAACTCTATCTTATCACAAGCTAATCTATCACCCCATGCTCTAAGTGAATGTCCTTTATCTCTATTAGGATTAAACAATCTAGACATGATTAAAGTATCGTGTATTTGTTTTATTTTTATATCAGTGTCCCATAGTTTATTTAACACTGGTATATCAAACTCTATGCCATTATGTGTTACTAGTATATCATCTCTACTAAAAGAAGGCATAGTATTTTTATTAGTGATAACTTGTATGTTATCTACTTTTAATTCTTTTATTACAACACACCATATCTTAGATGCTACTAAGCTATCTGTTTCTATATCTAGAATATATGTTGTCATTGTTGTTGTCCCCTAGTCTTCAATTCTCGTTCAAGTTTTTGATATGAGTGTTCAAGACCTTACCAGTCTTGAGGTTTTTGATAGCCCATACGTTCTTATGATCTGAGCATTTGGGGCACGGGCATGTCTTAGACACAAACATGTTGTTACATGTCATGCACACCCATTTGTACATTTGTTTAACTCCTTTCTTTTAAAATGTTACCAGTTATACCTCCCTGTAGTAAGAACGTAGTCCTTTTACTCGGTAGCACCAACGGTGAGGTATTACTAGTAAGATTTTTTTTATTTTTTCCCTTGACACTTGTTGACAGCTACTTTAAAGTCCCTGTAAATGGATGTCAACAACTTTTTTAAGGAAAGGAAAAAGTCGTGTTTAATCAAAGGTTTAGAGAGTTTGTAGGCGGTCGATTCTTCACCGTCAAATTCGTCAAAAAGGACGGAACAGATCGAATCATGACCTGTCGAATTGGTGTTAAAAAATACGCAAACGGGAGGCCGCAAACTGCCAATCCAGACAAGTATATTGTTGGGTGGGAACCCGCTACAAAGCAATATCGCAATATCAACATTGAAACATTGCAGTGGGTGAAATGCCGTGGTATCTCTATTAATTTAATGAAAGAACCAGAGATGCACGTAGTTAAACATAATAAAGTATGGAGTACATTAGGTTTATTCTTAATGGTTGTTATTTTATCTGCTTGTTCTCCTGGGCAGATAGCTGCTAACAATGGTGCAGTGAGTAGTGACGTTGGAGCTACAAGCTATGCTTGGGTAGGATGTCACAGAGTAGTGGAGAACCCTAGTCCTACGGGTGAGTATGCTGTTAGCATATATGCTGGCGATCTACCAGTAGGAGCTAAATTTTATCTGAAACAAGTCAACAAGGATGGAACGGTTGGTCCCGTTACCACTGGTGAACCCTGTGAGTAAGATTACTATTTCTGAATTAGAAGATAGAGTTAAAGCGTTAGAAGGCTTTATCTTGGATACTTATGTCTCTGATCATTATAAAGCTGAAGCAGAGAAGGTGCTAAAGTATGAAAGCATAGAAGACATCATAGAGCATGTTGTTACAAGCAAGATGGAAATACAACTGAGACATGGTGCTATTAGTCTGGCTGCGAAACATGATTAATGATAAGGAAGAAGCGCAAAAAATAGCGGATGTTGGTTATGACGCTGTGGAGGAGATACTGAAAGCTATGTTATCTGACACAGGAGTAGATGAAAAAGTATTGCTATTGAGTGGCGCGTTACAGGCAGTATTTCATAGAATAGAGGAGACGCTAGGAAGCGGCTTATATTCTACTGAGTTTATTGTTGCATCGTTACAAAATTATTTGGAGAATCAAGTGATGATGTCAAAACCTAATGAGGACGACGTGATACATTAGACATGCTTAAAGTAGTTTGGTTGTTAACAATAATTAGTTTTATTGTTCATGTCATGGAATTAGCGATAGACTTATACCCTTTCGTAAAGGATATGCTATGAAAATTGTCAGAGTTATAAATAAATTTGTCAGGCGCATAAACAAAATTGTCAGGCATACTTTTTGCCCAAGATGGTGGGCCTATCTCATAAAGAAAATTGTCAGCCTTGTAAGGAATTTTGTCAGCCCTAAAAAACAAATTGTCAGCCCCGAAAGGAAAATTGTCAGCCAATCCGACTATGATGAACTGCGTGTCTTGCGTGATAACGTGTACAATCTTCAGAGTGACTTGCAAGATGCTTACAAAAGGATTAAAAGATTGAACGACAATCTTCAACGTATTGCAACAAAAGAAGGTAAGAAGTAGCAATGTAACGCTGTAATAAAAGTGCTTGACAGGGTGTTTATAGTGTGCATAATCGAGATGGTTAGTTCAGCTATTCTTATAGTGTAACAACGCAAAGGAAGCAACGTTATGAATATATTTTTTCTTTCAACCAATCCAAAGCTTGCAGCGGTGTATCACTGCGACAAGCACGTGGTAAAGATGGTTCTTGAAACAACACAAATGTTGTGTACCGCTCACCGAGTATTAGATGGTGATGTTGCAGCAGATGCAATGGGGCTTTACAGGAAAGCCTACGCCAACCACCCCATGACAAAATGGGTTCGTGAAAATCAATTCAATTATGCTTGGGCGTATAGTTTGTTGACGGAACTTTGTAACGAGTACACGCACCGATATAATAAGGTTCATAAGACGCAATCACAAGGCATGTTAGATGTCTTGAGAAAGATACCTGAGAATATTTATCTTGGTACAGAGACAGGACGTACCATTCCACCTATGTGTATGCCTGACAAATACAAGAATAGGTTTAACGGCCATTCTAAAACTACGTTCACCGATGTGGTTGATGCGTACCGTAGATACTACATTGGAGATAAGAAAGAACTTGCTTGCTGGACTAAAAGAAATGTTCCTGAGTGGTGGCCTGAGTTTCACCTATCAGAGGCAAATCAAGAATTATTTATAACAGAAGATGTTTGCGTAATATGTTATAATGCGTTTGAGGGTTATGGTAACAATCCTTGGCCTCTTGCATCAGAAGGTAAGTGTTGCGACACTTGCAATGTGGATGTGTTAGTTGCTAGGGCTAGAGCGTTATATGCTAAGGATAAAGAGACAGGGAGGTTGCCATGCGACTAAAGCAAGTTGCAAGTAACGTGTCAGAACTAGTCCTTGCAGATAATCTGGCAGTTTTATTCAGCTACAAAACACCCGTCGCTGGATGGGATAAAGATGGGGCATTTAAAACTGAACAGTTTTACAGCAAGACTACCAGCAAACATATTAATAAATATTTTGATGGTCACAATGATCCCCGTCTTGTTTCGCAAGATTACATTAACCAACTAATCAAAGAGGTTTAGATGCTTGAGCAAGCAGAGAAACTGAGACAAGTCGTTAGAAGAAAACGTCTCTGGAATGAACACGTTAGTACAATGGAAGAAGTTAGTATCAATCCGTTATCTTGGGAAGACTTCAAACGTGTCTATAGGGATGACACTTCAGACATGCTGCTACTACAAAGGGCAGTAAGATTAGTATCTAAGAGGTCGCACGAGCAATCTATTGAAGCCTTGCGTATTAAGGATGAAGAACGTTCTCAACATACACTACCAAGGAAAGGAAAATATGGTGCTTGAAGATAACATTGCAGAAGATCAGGTGCATATTGACATACAACAACGCAAGTATGACCAACAGTTTGTTGTATGGGAGCGTATGTATTGCTGGTTAGCTGGTGACGATACCTACGTACCAGAAACTCAAAATGAGTTTAGAGCTAAGATACCACCTTATGCCAGACACAAACTCTGGGTACCTGTAACGGTGTGTCGCAAGAAAGCGGAAGCAATAGACTACTGCCGCAAGAAGTTTGGTAGGAATTGTTTCAAAGAAAACGATAAAGTTATGGTGGCGTTCACATGAGATTTAAATATAAATTAAAATGTGGAAACTGTGACTGGGGCTTAGTAGCTTATCTCATTGCAGACGGACCTGATGACAATGTAACAGAAGGTTTCGAGTGCTTAGATTGTAATGGTGAAGGTTACAATGAATATACAGAAGTCTATGATAGTCTAGATGATCTGTATGCTGATTACGGTGACGACATCATTTCTGTGCAAACTCTCTTTGAAGGGAAAGAAACATGCAACGCTTGAGATTAATATCTAAGGTTGGTAAAAACAAATGGAAGGTACAACACAGTGATGGTGCTGTTACCTTTCATAAAACTAAGAAGGCAGCGCAAGCCTACAAACACGTCTTTACAATATTTGATCCGTTCGTAGATGTTTATTATGATTCAGGAGACAACGATGAAAGTTAAGATGGAACTGATACATAGTGAGTACCGTGGCATGACTGTTAGCATCTGCCATCATAGTGTAAACCATGATAATCACAACAAAGACAATGAACTTTCTCAGCATAATTCTAGTGATATAAGAGAAGTTGCCGTTCTTCGTAGTAATAAAGGACCTTTAGTAGTAGGCAAATGGCGTGATCTTGAAACGATGTTGAGTTCGTTGCGAAAGGCTAAAGATTACATTGATGGGTACCTAGATTAAATTGTCAGCCTATTTCGTTATAAAATTGTCAGCCCATTACAAAATTGTCAGCCTTTTACTCTTTTATGGGGCGGGGCGTGGCACCAGCAACAAACAGTTAGAAGAAGTCTAGCAATGAGTTGCAGTTGGTGTCTCGCTCCGCCGCCGCCAGACCTTCCCGCCTCGCTCCGCCTCGCTTGCAATACGATACGCCAAGCCTAGAACACAATGGCGCAATAAAATTTATTGACAGGGACTCCCAAGTCTCTAAATTGGGCGGTGGCAATAATGCCGTGATCGACATATGAAAGGAAAGAATATGTCACATGAAGTTGAAACGATGGCCTTTGCGAATGAAGTACCTTGGCACGGTTTAGGCCAGCCTGTCAGCAATGAAATGACCCCTGAAGAAATGATGGCCGCTGCGGGATGTGATTGGGAAGTGGCATTGACGCAAAACCACTACCCGCCCAGCCATGAACACCACCCCAGCGAACCAATCGAGAATAGCCATTTTATCGAGCGGTTATCTGACGGCGCAATATTGGGAGAGTATGTTGCTGGAGACTACAAGCCATTCCAGAACTCCGAGCTATTCGATTTCTTTCAGGAGTTCATTGACGACGGCTCAATGTATTTGCACACGGCGGGCAGCTTGTTCGGCGGGCGCAAAGTGTGGTGCATGGCCACAACCAAGGAAGGGTTCACCTTGGGAGATGATGACGAGGTGGTAAACAATCTGTTGTTTACAATCTCGCACACTGGCAAGAACAGCAATAGCGCATTGAACACGCCAGTCCGCGTCGTTTGTGCTAACACCATGCGGCTAGCTTTGGATCAGGCGGACGATATTGTTACCCATAACCATCGCGCCGTATTTGATGCCGAGGCAATGAAGGTTGCGCTCGGTGTTAGCTCTCAAAACTTCGGAGAGTTTGAGGAACTGGCTAAGGCAATGGCCAAGAAGGTTCTAACGGGAGAAGAAGAAATAGACTTCTTCCGTTCTGTCTTTGGTGGCAAGGAACGCACCGACGACAGCGGCAAGGTGATCCACTCGGAAGGTGTCAGGAAGGCAATGGCATACTTCCGTGGCCAGG